TCACTCTTCGCCAGGATGGCTTACCAGCGGCACGCTTAAATCGTAAGTGTCCATCATGCTGACCGAGCGGTGACCGCTGGCCTCTTGTTTTTCGTGACGTGTGCCTTTGGTGTCGGTGATGCCGCGACGCTTTAGGTCGTGAAGGCCGAAGCGTTCTTCTTCGGTAATGATCTCCTCTTCGATGGCCAGCTTGATCAATCGCTGCCAAGCAGTATCCAGGCTCGACTTGCGTAGCTCGCTGCCGTCGGCCGCCACAATCAATGGGCGGTTTTCCGGGTGCATGGGTACTGGTCTACCTTTGGCTTTCCAGATACCGGCACGGCGCTCGGTGGCAGCGGTCCAGGCGGCGGATAGTCTTGGGTACCAGCGAACAACGTTATCCCGAGAACCTTTGCGGCGGTTGGTCATCACGCCGTCGGCAGTGCTGTTGGCATCGGTTAGTGTTACGACCTCGATCCCGCGTAAGCGGCAAATGTAGGCCAGCTCCATCACGATCCAAAGGTAAGGTGCACACGCGCCTTTTTCGCCGCGAGTGCGCTGGCCACGTTGCTGGGCAAACTCGGTTAGGCGGGCGATGGTAGCCAGCTCAGGTAGGCGGCGTTGCTTCCGCTCTTTAGCTGACTCCACGCCTTGAGCCGGATTGCTATCGCAATAGCCGCGGTTGATCCCCCAGCGAAACAAGCGCCGTAGGTAGCGTAGAAGGTGATTAGCTTTTGATGGTGTGCCTTCGGCCGCGATTTTGTCGACCAGGCGCTGAACCAGCGCCGGTGAGAATTGCGATGTGGGTAGATCCCCCAGCGGTTTACCTAGCTTGGTGGGCATTTCCAGCAGCGCGGCCCGGCAGTATTCGTAATCCTGCTGAGTCTTGATGGCCAGCTCTTTGAGCTGCGCTGATTCGTGGAACTGTTTGGCCAGGTAGCGCAGCGTGCGCCGATCTATGCCGCTGCGTTGCTCCATGATGCGGTGCAGCTCTGACAGCGTTGCATCGGCACCCGCGATGCGCTCAGTTTTTAGCTTGCCCGCTTCATTACGGTATTGAACATACCAGCGGCCCCGACCGCGCTTATCAAAATAGACTCCATTGGGGAGCTTTGACTGGTTGATGTGGGCGGGTATGTCGGGGCTGTGTTTGCGCGGGCGTGTCTTCATAGTATGTCGGTCGGGCTCAGCTCAATCGGCTGGGCAGCCTCAATGCCGCCCGCCTTGTTGATCAGATCTATGGTTGTCCAGGGGCCACGGCGGCCGTTAAACACGACGACGCCTTGCTCTCTCAAACAGCGCGCGGCATCTGCTGGGCGCTGATACCCTGTTATCTTCTTGATTTCCTCGCAGTCTAGTACGTTTTGTAGGCTCATGACTTATTCCTTGCCCGCCAGTGGTTGAAGCGGTTGCGAATCATGCGGAACGTTTGGCACGCGGCTGGGTTGCTATCCAGCTCGGCTCGGCTGGTGATTTTGCAGGCGGCGATCAGCCAATCGCGCGCATCTTCTTCGTTATGGGTACCGTCTGGCAGGTCCCGTTCTGCAATCTGGAATTTCACCCGGCGGCGGCGATCCAGGTAGAGCTGGAACGCCTTGTCTTGGCAAAGCATCGCGGCTTGGCGGGCGTAAGCGCCGCCCTTTGTATTTTGCCCCATCACTCCGCCTCCTCGGATTTCTTTTGCCGCTGCCTTTCTTCTGCCATTTGAGCGGCTCTTGCTGCACAGCTATCACAAATGGCCACGTTGCCCCTTTCGCCTGGTCGCTCTGCGGCAATGATGGCTTCCGCCTGGTGCTCGCTTATCCCACAAAAATCACAGCTAATCATTTCACCACCTCTTCAGCTTTTCGCCGCTCTTCTGCAGCGCGGGCGCGAAGCCAGTTAGCCATCTTGTGCATGGCGGGCACTGTTTCGTTAGCTGCTTCTTCCAACGCTTCCGCTTTTTTCTCGGCATCGCGGCGGGCAAGACTGTAAATAGGTGCTTCATCAATAACCCCTGCAAGGCGCGCGGGCATTAACCCTTTTGCCTCCAATCGGTCTCTATACCCTGCGATTCGCTCAATATGAGCCGACAGCGCATCGCACAATTCCTGCAGCGCGCAGCTCTGCTGGCTCAAAATTTCAATTCGGCTTTCCAATTGAGCCACCTTATTCGTTGCCTTTTCCCGTAGCGCGATTTGCGCTTCTTCGGCAATGCGGTACTGCTCGCGCTGCTCCACAAGATCAACGATCTGGTTAAGATGCTTTACTTCCAGCTTATTCAGCTCTTCGCCCAGCTTTGCCAGCTCAGGGTTTGACGACAGCATCGCCAGCTCTGGCCAGCACCCATCACTGACAAATGACGTCATCAACCGGATGTTGCTACTCATGTTTTTGAGCATATCCAGCTGCCGGGCGGCTTCTTCGGGGTTCTCACGAACCCAGTTCGGATCAATAGCCATGATTCCCCCTTAAAACTCAAGCCGATGAGCAATGCCGCTGGCCATAGGCTTTGCTTCGTTGCGGATCTCAATCACTTCAACGCGCGGTTTGAAGTGACTCATGGTGCTAACGCCTAGCTGGAAAGCAGCGCCCAGGCAGAAACCGGCAGCCAGCAACTTGATGGCAAAGCGGTGTTGGGCGGGTATTGGGTTACGCATTCTTATCGCCCTCTGCTTTAACGTGCTCAATGGCTTTACTGGTGTCTGCCTTTCGCCAATCTGGCCAATTTCGCTCAATGTTTTTATCTAACTTTTTCTTAACAGCCCCTGCCACCTGATGGGATGTATTGCCAGAGCGCCACGCACCGTCTATTGCCAGCAAAATAATGTCGACCCACTCCTCAAGATCCCCGCCGGACTCCTCGACTTCTATTAGTTCTTTGCGTATATGGTCGATAATTCCTTCAAGCCGATCACCAGGGCCAAAGGTTTCGCTAGAAAATTCAATTTGCCGTTTAACCAATGTCGTTAGGTTTACTAGTGGCGCGCCAAATTCATCTCCTTTATTCATCCATGCAAAGCATTGATCCGACTTCCAGTTGTCAGGGAAAACACCGTATTTACCACTAGGCGCTAGACTTCTATCCATACCGCCAATTTGCGCTTGTTCATGCTCTGAAACCTGAATGCAAATTGGTTCTAGGCTGCTGTCATGCCACTGCTCTCCGATTTTTACGCGCATAAAATGCTCCTTTTTCAACAAAGCTCCGGCGGGAAGTACTCTTCTTCCTCGCTATACGGTGATGGCGGGACCGGCGCGAACAGGATTCGCGCGGCTTCTCTTGCTGCGATGGCGTCTTCGTACTCGGCATCGCGCTCTACTTGGTAAATTTCTGAGCTCTGCCACGCTTTAAGGCGTTCGAGCTGGGCTTTTAGCTCCGCTGGTGATGGCTCTCGGGGCTCGATATCGACCCCCTGCGTACAGTTAGTGACACGAGTCCAAGGGCTTTCGGCTTCGCCTTCAGCCTGAAAACCAACCCCAGACCGTGCGCCCTTCGCGCGAACCTGCCACTTGTAAACGCGGGTCATGTACTCGCTAGAAAAGCCAGGGCGACCGGTGGCCACTAGGCCAAACGTGACCTTCTGCTCTTCGCCGTAACGACCTTTAGCCACCACCGCTTCAGCGCCGTAGTATTCGCCAGTGGCGTGGCTGAACTGCTCAACGTTGGGGCCGGTATTCATCTTGATCTCTACCCACGGCTTAACGGGCTGGTCTTTGCGCTTAGTCATCGGGCCACCCATGAGGCGCAAGAATTTATCCCACTGCCCAGCATTGGCCGCCTCGCGGATTTGGGCGAAGCGCGTCGCGGCGCACGGATGCGGGCGGGTAGCGGCTTCCCAATCCTTCAGCATTTGCTCTTGCTTCTCGGTGAGACGGCGCACTTCGCGCCATACGGTGACGGAGGGCAGGCCCAGGAACTGGAACTGACGAATGCCCCAGACGCTTGCCCACGCTTCGATACGCGGGGCGGCGTCATCTTTGTCGTGACCATACTTATCGTTATCGACGCCATACCGCTTAGCGCCGGGGAACTGTTCGCCGTTAATGTTCTTACTGATGTACTTGGCAACGTAGCCAGCAGCGGTGCCTTTTTTGTAATCGATGCGCTTGGCATCGAAGCGAGCGGACGTCTTGCCCCAGCGGTTAAACAGCTCTTCGGGGTGTGCCTCTTCGGCGTATTCGCGAAGCGTGCTGGTCACCTGGGCTTCGTGCTCTGGCTTCATCCATAGCAACAAATGCCAATGCGGCGTGCCGTCGTGGTGAGGCTCCACCACGCGGATGCCGTAAACGCCGACATCGTCGCGGGCTAGCTTTGCGCGGATCTTTGCCCAAAGGCCTTGCAGATACTGCTGGGCCTCGCGGGGTGTCGCGCCCTGATACTTGGGGTTGCGAACGCAGTTTTTAGCGATGACTGGATGAAACTTTGAGGGCGTCGTCATGGTGTAAAACATGCCCGTATGCCCCAGGCGGCGCGCTTCGGCTTCGGTATCGCTGATGCGTAGCATCAACTCAGCGCGGCGATGATCGGGATTCGCCAGGCCCTTTTCAGCCAGCTCAGCCAGGGTAAAAACCTGCCCCTCCTGGTTGATGGCCTCCATGGTTTCCAGCAAGGCGTTATTGCGGAATTTCTGGGCGCGACGGCGCTCCACCGTAAAATCGCTGCAGTAGATACCCGCTTGCTTGTGCACGCGGTGGGCTTCGCGCATCACCTGCTCAACAGCGCGGCCACACTGGCGACGCAGCTTGCGACGCCACCAAAGCGAACAGCTCAGGCGGGCTAGCTGGGTTTTGCCCGGCAGCTTATCGCTGGGCGGCGCAATGCCGTGGAGCTTGCACTTAGCGCGCCCGAACTCGATAGCGGTAGCGCGAACAACGGAAATGCACAGCGGACGCAGGTAGTGCCACTGCTGAAAGCGAAAGTCGCCGATGAAGGGCGGCGGTGTGAGCTGATTGCGGATGCGGGCGCAAGCGTCTTGATAGTCGCGGAATTGCTTGGACAGCGCCTTGCCGCTGCTCGCGATGCGCGGGCGCTCGGCGGGCGGCAACAGCCCTAACCGCTGTAACTTGTTCACCTTGGCAATCTCGCCTATCAAGAGACTCGCTTTCTTATCAATCGCGGCGGCCTGCGCTTGAGCGTGATTCACAAGCGCTTCATCGTCGTGGGTAGCGTTCAGGCTGCCGATGATCAGGCGCTTTTCGACGCTCTTTAACCACTGGCTAGCTGCATGCAACCCTTCAATCGTCGTGGGAGCGCGATTCACTATGGAGTTCATCGCGCGGGTTAGGGCGGGCTGGATCGGCAGGAACCGACCCAGCACGAACGAAGGCTCGACCAGGCCCTTCCTGTTGCGGCGAAGCCAGCGGTTAGCGGCGGCATGGCCATGGCGCTTTGACACATGAACGTAACCATCGGCCAGCTGGTCGGCTAGCGAGGGCAGCGGGGAAAGCTGCTCCTCGATGAATTCGCAGCAATCCCGAGTGCCTGAGCTGTAGGCAAAGGCTCTTTCCAGTGCGCTCAAGCGACAACCTCCGCGCTTGCTACCCTGTCGGACGTGACTGGCTTGGCATTGGCAAGATCCACCACGTTGTAGTCGGCACCCAGCCAGGCCGCTTCGCCGGCCTCTCTGCGGATACGCTCAGCGGTTTCGCGTATCTGGCGGGCGGTACGCAGCACGGCGGCGCGCTGGAACAGGCATAAACCAAAATGGACGCAATACTTCTCCAGGCTTTCAGCTTCACGCTCCAGCGCTTTTGCGGATTCGCGCATTTCGTGGCCTGCGTCATAGCGCTGCTTCAACTTCAGCCCCCACGCCCATGCTGGTGAGAGCCTGTTGAGTTGGCGCGTTTGCTTTTTGCATAAAATGGCGTCCATGCTCATTACGCCACCCCCTTCTCAATCAGTGACAGCCAGTGCAGCGCGGCCTTAGTGTTGCCTTCCTCCAGCGCCACGCGGGCGTGGCTGGCAAGCTCTGCGCTGGGGTGCTTACGGTTGCGGATCTGGTCTTTCAGGCCGCTGGCGTACTCGCTCATACGGTGAATGGCAGCGCGCACGGCGGCGCGCTCTGGCTTGGTGAGCTGACTGATTTGCTGAGTGGCGTCTACGGCTAGGCCTGCGCTTTTCAGCACTAGGCGGCGCTCAGCGAAGGGCAGGTCTGCCCAGACGCTAATCAGATCTTGATCAGCGGCGCGGCTGTGTAGTTCGGCACGCAGTTCACCAAAGCCCGCGCGGTCTGTTTGCACGCGGGCCGGTGCTTGGCGGGCGGGTAATGGGGTCACGGTGGCCATGGCGTCTCTCCCTAAAATCAGCTCAATGCTCAAGAACGACAGGGCGGCGGGTATCGGCATCCACCACGCGGGCGAGGCCAGCATCGCGGGCTTGCTGAATCATCCGGCTCAGGTCGCGGGCGGTGAGCATTACCGGGCGGCCACTGTCGTCGCGAAAAATCACGACGTGGGAGGTGGTGGCATCTACATCGATGCGCGCCGATTCGTTGACGCTATCGAGGTCGGCAAAGGCTTGGATGGCCGCTACTTCGGCGGTGGCTTCGCTGTGGCCGTAGTCATGCACCAGAGTGCCGATGGTGATACGCAGCGCTTCGGCGCGGCTGTCGTGGCGGTGTGACCAGAGCAGCTCGGTGGCTAGGTCAAACGGGGTTTTGGCTGAGTGGATCGGTAGCACGTTCATTTGGACTCTTCCTTCTTGGTGGTTGCCTCACCTAGCCGTATTTGCCCTTGCGCCTCTAAGGCCAGCTTTTGCATGAGCCAATTTGAGGGCCGGATATTGACGGCTGGGTTAGGGCAGTAGCTGGGGGCCAGCGTTTCTGTCAGCGTCAGCTCTGATTTGCAGCGATACCCACACTTGAATTCGTTGGTGCAATGCAGATACAGCGCGCGGTACTCAGGATGATGCGTCTTCGAAGTTCGCACCTTCATGTAGCTACCGCAGTGAGGGCAGCTGAACCGAAGCCGACTGACCTCCTGCATATCGTTCTCTTCGTTTTTCTCAGTCACTTCGCCCCCTTATGTCGTATAGGGCGCGACCTCTGCCAGTGAGGCTTCCCACGCCCTTTCGCATTCGTCGTCGAAGCAGCCATTCAGCAGCTTGGTCGATCGTTTCAAGCCCTTGCTGCTGTCGCACTGCCTCTAGCTGGCGTTCAAGCTCCTCATCCAGCACTAGGTGGTGTTGGGGCATTCCGGGTGCTCCTTTTGGGCCTTTTTGGTGCCTGCCTTCACGATACGCGTTGGCCCACACTGGAATTGACGATGTCGCTAACACCCAGCGTTTCTAATGCCTCTTTGAGAATGAGCTGGCGTAGCAAGGTGGCTTTCGACATCCCGGTGTAATCCACCAGGGCATCGATGAGCTTGGCTTCGTAGTCGTCGAGATTGACGGCGGCGTAGCGTGAACGGATGCGACGAACGTCTTGGTGCATGGCTAGGTTCCTTATGCAGCGTCACAAACGGGGTTAATCGGCGATGAGTGATTCGGTTTTGTACTGGCTAATACCGCGCTCGATCATGATTCGAGTTGCTGCTGACAAAGAGCGCTGCTCAATCTCAGCAATGCCCTCTAGCTCAGCGCGCACCGCTGGAGTTACACGCACAAGCACCTGGGTGGTTTTGTTATTGGAAGGCGATGGACTCGGATGAGTGGCCTTCGTGGCGTTCACTAGCGTCATGGGTTAGGCTTCCTCTATAGGTCTTATCGGTCTGTATACATACGAGAATGATGATTCACAAACGTGAATACGTCAACTCCAAAAGGATCTTTACGTGAATAGCTTCGGCAGTCGACTTAAAGAAGAAAGGGTTAGGCTTGGGATGTCTCAAGAGGCATTCGGGGAAGCTGGCGGCGTCAAAAAAGTGGCTCAATACAACTACGAAACCGATAAGAGAGCGCCTGACGCCTACTATCTTCAAAAACTGAGAGCGCTGGGTGTCGACGTGAATTATCTTTTTTCTGGTTCACGTTCGGATGACTTTCATTCGAATAATTCGCTTTCAGATGTAAATTCAGAACGATTTAATTCAACTGAAAAAAACCAACTTTCTGATGCTCAAGACCAGGCGCTCTATTTAGAACAGCGTTTAAACGACCCTAGCGTCGCCTCGATCCCGATGTATGACGTGGAGTGTGCAGCGGGCAGCGGGCGCAGCTTTGAGGGCGAGCCCGTGCTGGGTTACTTCCACATGGACCGTACGGTGCTAGCAGAACTGAAACTGCCCGCGGATTCGGGGGCGTGGGTGCGGGCGCGCGGTGACTCGATGGTGGGCACGATCGACGACGGCGATTACGTGTTTGTGGATTTCACCCAACGTGACCCAAGCCGCGAGGGCGTCTACCTGATTTTGATGGATGGCGAGCGCCGGATAAAAAGAATGCAACGCGTGGCGGGCGGGGGCTGGCTACTGATCAGCGATAACCCGCGCTACGACAAAGAGCTAATAGCGCCGGAGCAAAAGCAGTTCGTTGAAGTGCTGGGAAGGTGCTTAGTGAACCTGGGGCAGGTGCTCTAGGGGTATAAAAAAACGACAGGGAGTAAGGGAATGCACGTTATTAAAACACTATCGATTGTTGGGCTTTTTGCGCTTTCATCGGCTGCGCTGGCGGATCTTCCAGAGCAGTTTGAGACCGTAGAAGAGCTGATGTATGCCCACCAGGATTACGACCCTTCAAACAATTCTCTGGAAATTCTGGACCCAAGCGAGCCGCACTACCGCTTGTCCAAAACCGTCCTCAAGAATGACCTAGAAGAAGTGGTGTACTACGAAAACTGGCGTGCTGCTGTATACGGCATCTATAACGTGTTTGCCCATACGCCCATCGAATCGGTTACCGTTTCAGCCATTCCCTACCAGATCCCCGGCTTTCAGCGTGCTGATGAAGGCATGCTGCTGAATGACCGTGAGGTAACCATTCACATCAACCGTGATCAGGCGCTGGATGCTATTTCCAGCCTCATCGACGTTGATTCTTTAACCGATGTGAAGACTCAGACTGAGTATGGCTTTCAGTGGACTGAGGATTATATCGATATCTATTACGAAGACCGGTCGCCTGGGCTTGATGCGCTCATTAGCGAGCTAAAGCCTTACTGCGTCAATAACTGCCAATAAAGGTCTTCGTGTCATGAAAGTAAAAATGAAGAACTGCCTGTGGGCAGTGCTGCTATCTCTTGTTGCGCCTATCGCACTAGCCGACGCACTGAGCGGCAGAGTTGTCTCTGTCACCGATGGCGATACGGTTATCTTTATGACTGGCGGCAATGAACTACGCGTTCGGCTGACAGAGATCGATGCACCCGAAAACGATCAACCGTTTGGCGAGGATGCCGCCACCATGCTGGCCGATATGGTGGCTCAGGATCTGGTCACGCTGGAATCGGAAGGCACCGACCGCTATGGCCGCACGCTTGGGCGCTTTTACGTGGGCGATCTTGATGTGAACCGCGAGATGGTGGAGCGCGGCGGTGCATGGGTCTACCGCGATTACATGACCGATTCGAGCTTCCTTGAGAATGAAACCGCCGCGCGTGAAGCGGGCCGGGGGCTTTGGGCATTTGATGACCCTATTGAACCTTGGAGCTGGCGGAAAGGTGAGCGGTTACCCGCCCCGGCCACCACTCCTGTTTCTTCCGCGAACGAATCGCCTTGGAGCTGCAGCGATAAGCCGTATTGCGGCGATATGACCAGCTGCGCGCAAGCTTACTTCCATTTAGAACAGTGCGGCCTTCAACGCCTCGACCGCGATAAAGACGGCGTGCCGTGTGAAAGCATCTGCCGGTGATCTGAACCATGCGATTGACGTACTTAGGGCCGTTGGCGTTGGGGATTGACCACCCTGCCTTGACCGATGTCGATTGCGACGGCTATTCCCCCAACTGCTTTGCTGTTGAGGTAGGGCCGGAAGCGGGCATTCATGGCGCGGTGATCGAGGGCGATGTGTTAGTGGTCGATGAATCGCAAAGCCTTGGCCATGACGACTTAGTAGTGGTGGAAATGGACGACGCGCTCCACCTGTACAAGACGTTTCGCGTGGGGTCTCGGTATCGGCTGTTGCCGCCGAATGGGGGTAATGGCTTGATGGCCACGGCGCGGATGGTGCGCGGGGTGGTGGTGCATCAAGCGCGGTGTCAGTTGGATGGGGCGGTTGATTTTTAAGGCATTCGCCTAACCAGATAATCTGATGAAAAATTGAAAGTGGTAGGTGAGCATGCAAAGTTTTGTTATTGATTTGATCAGTTCTGAGGACGTTTGCAGCTTCAGAGGTAGGGCGCAAGACGGTTGCATAGCTGAAACCTTTGCTTGTGATTTACTTTGGCCTGATGGTGAGCAGCGGCGAAGCTACCTAAAGTGCTTTACCAAGGACCGGTATCTTGGTGTGGTCAATGAAATCACAGGCTACGTGATAGCTCGTGCTTGCCATTTGCCTGTACCAGAGCATGCTGGAATTGTTCAGCTTAGCGCGACGTTGATCGATTCCCTCGGAATGCCTGTTGATGAAATATACCCCTACGCATTTGCTGTAAGCGAAGCGCCAGGTAGTTCCCCTAATTCTAGGTTCAACAACTTGCCACACGAACTTACCGTTCGTCTTACACGCCAACTTCTTAGTGGCTGGCATGGTGCTCCACGACTGATTGCGTTTGATGATTGGGCAGCGAATGAAGACCGCAATTTAGGCAATTTTTTAATTAAAGATGAGAAGAATGCCTTCATCATTGACCACAGCAACTTACCCGTTCGCTTGATGTGGACGGACCAGTGCCTGGATCCAAGCGGGATATATAAGAATCAGATGATGGCAATAATGACCTATGAGCATGGCCTGCCCTTTGATGCCGCTTTTGTGACTCGAGCCGCAAAATCACACCCCGATGCCTTCGCCTCGGCAAAAACGGAGCTAGATTATTGGTGGGGGGCTTTTCTTGGGTCAGACCCTGCTAGACTTGACTCCATTGATAATTTTTTCCAAACCAGAGCTAAACAGGGCGAAGAACGCCTTAGCCACACTCTTCATTTGCTGGCGGTGTAACCATGCTGATTGATGAGATTTTTAAAAAGCAAAAGTCGGTATCTCGACCGTCGGTGAGCGGCAACTGGTATCGGGTACAATGGACTCCCGATGTCGCAGCGAGTGAGCGTCTCAATATCGGTATTGCTTTCGTGGACAGTGATGGTTTTCGGTCGATCCAGACTATTGATGAATTTGCCCGTATACGCTGCCTATACGGTCAGGATGCGATCTTTCATGCTCAGCTCGCGTGCCAAATTGCTACAGAACTTGTGAATGATGAACAGCTTTTCTTTGACCTTGAGACACCTCAGCTTCACTTCATGAAAGGCGGGTTTGCTCAGGGGGAAAATGCTACACAGATTCTCAGTCGCTTAGTTTCTGACTTGGTGCCGTTGAGCATCACCTCGGCTAGAGCCACGCGGCATGTGCCCGTCACTAGGAAAGCTGCATCCAAAAACGTTTATGAAGCTCTGGCTCACCGTCTCGGTAGAAGCGCAGCGTCTAGATACGTGCCAGAAGAGCCAACCATTCAAACGAATGATGGCTTTGAGATATTCCTACCGTTCAGGCGTGAATCTGGTGGCAAAATAGGCAGTGGAGAAGCAGCAACCCTTGTGTCTGCAGATTTTACAAAGGCAGAAAAGGTTCAGAGCGAATTGCTCGTTGGGTATCGGGATGTATCTTTGGCGTTGCGGGAGAAACTTTTCTCACGAGGTGAGATATTTATTCTTCGTCCTAACAAAGACAGCATGCGAAAAGATGCCTTGAACTACGCGGAAGCCGAAACAGATAAGTTCGCGCGCTATCTCAACAGCATGGATATACCATATCAGCAGGCGGAAAATGCTCAAGAGATCACTGAGCAAGTTCAGCAATGGTGTCTTGCCGGTTAGATTCAAAATTCACCTGCACAAGCCCCGAGTATATCGGGGCTTTTTTGTGGACTTTAGTTGGGCGGGGTGTGTTCGCTGTCGCGCTTTTCTAGCTGCAGGGCGGTAGTGTAGCTGCTGTCGGTGAGGCTGTGGGTTACTTCGGTGATGATCCACGGTGTTGCGTCGATCTGGGGTTTCCAGCCGATGCACCATACGGGGGTTTCGGGAAATAGCTCGGGGTCGCCGATGGCTTGGGTGATACTGAAATACGCCATTCCGCGTTGAATGCGTTGCCACTCGGCTTGGGCGGCTTCTAAGGCCTCATCCTCGCTGGCGTAAGTGTGGCGTAGCTGCTGGGCGTTTTGTGGCTCGCCCACGGTGACGGCTTCGCGTCGGGCGTGGGCCTTGTTATTCCATAGCGCGGTCACGCCGGTGTAGGCATCCCGTTCGGCCTTTAGGTAGCGGTGCCGGTCGCCGCTCTGGCGGCGCAGCTGAATGGGCGGGATCTCTAACCCGGTGACGGTGGTGGCTTGGCCAGCGGGCACAAAAATCAGGTGGCCGGTTTTGACGGTGGCCACCGCGTCGAAGCGTTCCGCCAGGCGCGTGAGGAAGTGGAGGTCTGATTCGTCGGTTTGGTCGATGTGGGTGATCCGCACGCCCGCCAGCGTTGCCCCCACGCTAGGCGTTAGCTCATGGCGGGCGGCGATGGTGTCGATAATGTCGCGCACCGTGACCTCATCCCAGCTTTGCGTGCGCTTCCCCGGTAGCCCTTGGCGCATGTTGGCACTGGATGCGCGGATGTTGAGGGTATCCGGTGCGCCGGTGTGTTCCACTTCATCCACGATGAACGTGCCACGTTCGGTGAGGGCTTGGCCTTTCCAGCCAATCGCCAGTGTTAGCTCTGCACCGGTGGGCGGTATATCGAGCATGCCGTCATCGTCGGTGAGGGTGATATCCAGTTGGTCCGCTTGCATGCCGCGCCGATCGTGCAAGGTGAGCAACGCCAAGCGCGCGCGAAACTCGGGGCTGATGATTTGGCCCTGTAGGCTGATGCGGTAGTCGGGCTGCATGGTCATGCCAGTGCCCCGGTAATGGCGCGTAGGGCGCTGCTTTCGAGAATGCCGAGCAGCTCGGTTCGGCCTTCATCGATGCGAGTTAGCTTTAAATCAAACTCGATTTGCTTGGCGGCACCGTCGCGGAAGAACTCGCTTTTGCGCTCGGTTAGGCTTTCGATGGTGTACATGCCGTAGTAGGTGCCGGTGCCCTCGATTAGCGGCCACGCGCGGCCTTCATCGGCCAGGGCGCGGAGCATATCAAGGTTCTGTTGGCCGCCGGTAAACATGGGCAGCAGGGTGCCGGTTAGGTTGATGGTGTCGTCACCAGGGCCAAGGAACTGGTGCACCGGGCGGGCATTGATGCGCGATGTGCTGGCGTGCCGCCAGTTGGTTTGCCGCTGCAGCTCTTGGTAGGCGGCGGTGCTGAGGCCGAACACAAACAGGCCGTAGGTCATCATCATGGGCTTGCCCTCAATCGTTATCGTAGAAGTTGCGGCGGCTGGCAGCGGCGGCGCGGCGCTCGGCATCCTGCAGGGCGCGCTGTACTTGCTCATTCACCAGGCGTGCCAGCGCTTGCTCATCCATGCCGGGGGCAGCGTGCACTTCGATGTTGATGCCGCCGTGAATCACTAGCCCGCCGCTGGGCGCTGCGCTGGCGTGGCTTTGCAGCGGTGGGCGGGCGTCGATCTGGATGCCGCTGGTGTCGATGCGTAGTGGGTCGAATTGCGGTAGCTCTGGCCACTGGAACCCCAGCGCATCCAGCGTGGGCAGCTCTGGCCGTTCGATGTGGGTGGTTAGCCCCTGCACCGTTGGTAGTTCTGGGCGCTGAATGGTGAGCGCGCCCAGCTCTGGCAGCGTGGGGCGCTCTACCTGCAGCGCATCCAGCGTGGGCAGCTCTGGGCGCTCGATGTGGGCGTACAGCCCCGGCAGTTGCGGTAGCTCTGGGCGCTGAATCTCTGGTGCGCTCAGCTCTGGCAGCGTGGGGCGCTCCACCTGCAGCGCACCCAACGTGGGCAGCTCTGGGCGCTCGATGTGGGCGTACAGCCCCGGCAGTTGCGGTAGCTCTGGGCGCTCTATGTGGGCATACAGCCCCGGCAGTTGCGGCAGCTCTGGGCGCTGGATCTCTGGTGCGCTCAGCTCTGGCAGCGTGGGGCGCTCCACCTGCAGCGCATCCAACGTGGGCAGCTCTGGGCGCTCGATGTGGGCGTACAGCCCCGGCAGTTGCGGTAGCTCTGGCGGCTGCACTTCCATCGCCATGGCGGGCGACGCAATCCCCGCGCTCAACATTAGACCAGTGGCGGCGTCGCGCAGGCGGCTGGCGATACTACGCACCTGCTTAACAGGACTATCTGCATCGCCCTCAATGCCGCCAGCCAACCCGGCGGACACATCCATACCAATGCTACGAAACACACGGCTTGGCGAATTGGTGTCTAGCCGCTCCCTCGCTTCATCTTCAGTACCTCCTGCCAGCTCTCTCACCTTGGCCAGCGTCCAGCCTGCCGCATTGGAGATTCCTTCGCCCAAGCCATTGGCAATATCGCGACCCGCATCAACCGCATTGCCCACTGTGTCGCCCATCCAGCCCGCTATATCGCCAGCCAAGCCGGTGACGTGATCCTTGAGCGTGCCAACCATGCCGGATATGCCGCCGATAATGCCTTCAACAATATTGGCACCGAAGCCTTCAAATACCCGGCTGGGCGAGTTAATGCCCAGTATCTCCTTAAACCAGTTCGAGACACTGGATGCCATATTGCTTATAGATTCGCGCAGCTCTCCGAACTTATTCCTTATCCCTCCGATAAGCCCATCTACAATCATGCTGCCGAAGTCGCTAAAACCTTCGGGAATAGTGATACCCAGGCGCTCGACCGTGCTAGTGATCGCGTTGTAGATCAACCCATAAGGCGACCAGTTGAGCAGCAGTCTAGCCACGCCGCCCACGCCTTCATCGAAGGCGGTTTTGACTTGCTGCCACAAGCCCACGAAAAACGCTTTGATGGGCTCCCAGTATTGATAAATCAGGTAGGCGGCACCGGCGATGGCGGCAATACCCCAGCCGATTGGCCCCATGGCCACCAGTAGGCCTTTTAGCGCACCGGCGACCCAGGGGATGGCGGTTTTGGCAATCCAGCCCAGCGCCGCGCCTAAGCCACCGACCTTGATGCCGAGGGTGGTCATGGCGAATTTGGCAAACAGCAGCGGGGAGAGGATGCTGGCGAATGTCATGGTGACAGCGCCACCGACGGTTGCCAGGGCGATCAAGCCCGCTGCGACCTTGGCGATGGTGCCCGCTAGCTCGGGATTGGCTTCGATCCACGCGCTTACACTGCGCGTCACCTTCGTTATACCCTGAATGAGATCTCGCAGTGGGCCTTTGTTGGTTTCAGTAATGCTAATACCCACGTCTTCCCAGGCGCTACGCAGACCTTTTAGGTCGCCGCCAATGTTGTCAGCTCGGGTTTTGGCTACACGGGCCGCTTCTCCCATGGAATTGCTCAGCACTTCAACGAAGGCCTCAATCCCTTCGGTCCCTTGTTGAGCAATCAGCTCAGCCATTCCCGCGCCTGGTTCTTCTCCAAAGATAGCTTTCAGGTAGCCTGCTTGATCAGCGTTACCCATCGTCTCGGTGGCTCGTGCTACGTCCGACAGGATATTGGGTATATCGCGGAGATTTCCCTGTGCATCTTTTGCATTAACACCTAGCTCATCTAGCGCCCCTGCTGCCGCCCCTGTGGGTGCCGCCAGCCGAACCACCATAGCCCTTAGCGTGGTGCCCGCTTGACTTCCTTGAATGCCGACATTGCCCAGCAATCCGGCCATTGCTGCCGACTGCTCTAGCGACATGTTCATTGCTCTAGCTTGAGGAGCGACGTACTTCATGGACTCCCCAAGCATACTCAGGTCGACGTTTGCGCGCGTCGTCGTGGCGGTTAATACGTCGCTGACGCGCTGCATCTCATTGGGGTCAAGACCGAACCCTGAAAGAATGTTTGAGGAGATGTCAGCCGTTCTGGCGAGATCGGCATTATTCGCTAATGCCAAGTTCAGCATTGATGGCATGGCCGCTTGAATAGCGTCTGAATCAAAGCCCGCCATCGCTAAAAAGCCTTGGGCATCAGCGGCCTGGGTCGCGCTAAATGCTGTTGATGAACCCAGCTCTCTAGCCTGCTGCTTTAATGCCAGGAATCGCTCATCGTCCGCTTCGAGACGAGTGAGCGCCTGAACCCCGGACATGGATTCACCAAACGCTACGCCTGGGGTTAACAGGCGGCTAGCCGCATAGCCTTGGGCGAGGCCGGTACCGAACATGCCCATGCCCACTCCCTGGGCACTAGCCACGCTTGCCATGCCGTTTTGATAGCGGTCGCGCGCTTGGGTTAAGCGCCGCTGGCGTTCTGCAACTTCTGAGAGGTGGCGTTTTTGCTCCTGCAGCGCGGTGTTAAGCCGCTCCTCGTTTGCTCGCAGTTCGCGGGCGCTTCTGCCGAGGTTGTCGGTGCTGATGCCCGCTTCATCCAGGCGTGTTTTTAGCCCACGGATGCGGTCGGCCTGGGTGGCGTGATCCTGAGTTAGCCGCTTGACCTCTTCGCCTGCATGGCGCACGCGGTTGCGGTATTCCTTCATTGCGCGGGCGGATCGGTCGAACTCGGTTTGCTGGCCGTGCAGGCGCACGCGGGCGCGCTCTAGCGAGGCGGTTAGCTGGTCGCTGGGCTGTTTGGTTTTGAGCAGCTCTTTGGCGAGGCGGTCGTATTCCCGGCGGGCAACGGTGAGCCCTGATTTCACGTTGGCGTGGGCTTCGCGCTGCTGTTCTAGCGCCTGGGTGTACTGGTGGTTGCGGGCGCGAGCGTCGCGCATCGCGCGTGTGTTCTGCCGCATGGCCGCGTTGGCCTTGCGGTAGCTGGTGAGGTCGCTTTGGGTGCGCTGCAGCTCTTTGAGCTGGTCGCGGGTTTCGCGCATGGCTTGGCCGGTTTGCCCGGCCCCTTGGCGCATACGTTTGAGTGGGCCGGTGACACGGTCCACGGCGTTGAGCATCACTTGCAGTCGTAGATTGCGTGCCATCGGCTTTCCTTATTTGCTGCCTTGCTTGCCACCCTTGGGCTTGCTGCCTTCGTGGCGTTTGCGGGCGCGTTCGCGCCATTCCATGAGTTCGTCGAGTTCCATGCCGTCCATCGCGCTGGTCTCCCAGTGAAACACCATGGCGAGATCCGCCATGGCGTCTTCGACGAACTCGGGCAGGGCTAGGCCTCGATTTCCTTGAACTTCTTTGGGGTTAAAAAACCGTTCAGCGCCGTGCCGAGCTGCACCAGGTCGACGATGTCCATGGTTTTCAGCTCGGCTTCGGTGAGCGCGGGCGTGGTGATGCGGGGCATCACTTTGGTGAGGGCGGCTACGTCTAGGTTCATGATGTCCACCAAGCTGACGCCGCGCATACCACCGCTCATGGGCTTACGCACGGTGATCTCTTTCACCAGCGTTTTGCCACGCTGCAGCGGGGTTTCCAGCTCGACTACTTCGGTGGGCACGCCGGGGGCGGTGGCGGGCTGGGCTTCGGTGACTTGCTCTACTGCTTGGGCTTCGGTGTTGTCGGTCATTTTGGTGCGTTCCTATGGGTTGGGCTTGGCCGCCGGGGCGGCCGTGGTGCTTGACTGGTTAGGGATTACAGGCCTAGGGCTTGGCGGCGCTCGGCAAGGCGATCTTCACCACGCACGTTGAATACGTAGCCGGGCACGTCGCGCTCGATGATGTCTTCACCGTCAACGGTGAGCTTGAAGTAGCTCAGCGTGGTGGTGACGCTGATTTGGTTGTTGTCGCCTTTGCTGGCATCGCCGAGGTTGATGGTTTTATGGCGGCCGCGCATGACGATCTCGACGGGGATGATGCTGCCGTCTTCGTCGGATTCGTAAGAGCCGGTCATGCGGAGCAGGGCGGCATCGTGAACGGGGCTGCCGTAGGTGTCGAAGATATCGACAATCATGCCGCCTGCGGTCCACTCAAATTCCTGCAGTTCGTTGCCGTGGTCGACTTCAATCGGGCCGTCCATGCCGCCACCTTCGTATTCCACCATCCGGCGGGCGAGTTCGGGCAGGGTTAGCTCGGGGATCTGGCCTTGCCAGTTGTTGCCATCGCCGAACAAATTGAAGTCTTTAAGGATGTGAGGTAGTGCCATTGGGCTTGCTCCTGTTAGCGCCTAACGCTGGGCGGCGGCTTATTCGGTGATGCGGGCGGCGAAGTCGACTAGGTAGCGGTCGGTGATGCGCTGCTGGAACATGAGGTTTTCTAGCGGCGGTACCGGGGTGTAGTCGTAGTCGATGTAGAGCTTGCCGCTCTTGAGCACTTCTGGCGTGTTTAGCTCTGCGTCGAACCAGGCGGTGCCGCCCAGGATGTAGCCGCGCCGTGTTAGCTCGCGGAATTTGGCGTTGATGCCTTCGATGATGTCGCGCACTAGCGATGGGTGCATCGGCTTATCGACTGCCCAGAAATGGGCTTCGGCGATGGTATCCGCCAGCACTTGCGCGGTGCGGGTGTAGGACTCGAAGGCGAAGAGCGGATCTGCCGAGCAGGTACGGGAACCCCAGAAGCGGAAGCCCTCTTTGCGGATCAGTGTGGTGACGTCGGCTTCGTTGAGGTAGCCCGCGTCGGTGGCAGGATCTTGCAGATCCCAGGACAGCTCTTTGGTAATGCCGGTGACGCCGTTAACCGGCATGTTGGATAGCGTCTTGTGCCAGCCAATTTCATTATCTAGGCGCGCACGGTGACCAAGCGCTTTGGCGACAGCAGGCAGTGGGCGCGTTTCTTCGGCATCAACGTCAAACGCTTGCCAGTTGGGCCAAATGATCATGATTTCGCGGTCGCCAAAATTCTCGCGATACATACGCGCTTCTTCTTTTGTTTCGCAGCCGTGAGCGAAGGCGTAGAGGAAGCCGCGCAACTGGCGGGCGATACCGCCAAAGGCGGCGGTGACCGCTTGGGTGTCGAGATCCGGCGCTCCGAAGATGCGAGGCTTCACGCCGAACTTGGTTTCTGCTGCCGTGAACGCTTGGATGCCGGTCTTTTTGCCGGTGACCTGATCCACACCGCCAATGACGTTGGCCGTGGTTTCTTCTGCATCTTGGCCTTCTTCGACGCGAACGATGACGATCATCGCCTTGGTTTCTTCGACGATGGAGCTAAGCGCTCGACGCAGCGTGCCGCCGGCACCGGCCTGCCCGATGGCGGTGTAAATGTTGGTGACTAGCACCGGTTCGTTCAGCGGGAAGGGTTCGTCGGTGCCGCCGGTGAGGCTTGCGCGCGATACGGTGGCCGCCGTGCCTTGGCCGTCACCTTCGGCGGCTGCCGTGACCAGGGCGGCGGCTGCCGTTTCTGCGGCAATCGCGGTGGCGACTTCATCGGCAGTGCTGAGGATTGCGCCCTGGGCATCTGTGGCCAGCGCGACAGTGATGTGCTTTTGATCCACTGATACGCCGATGGGCGAGGAGGGCGCGCCCGGGTCTGCGTGGGTGATGCGGATACCATTGCCCGCAATGCCCTTTGTTTTGGCGGTGTAGGTGAGATTGCCGTTGGTTTCACTGCCGTTCACGGTGATGCTGGCCGCTGTGCCAGGGCTGGCATTGGGCGCGGTGGCGATCAGGCCGATAACGGCGGTGGAGACGGTGCGGATAGGGCGCGTGCCTTCGTTGATTTCAACGACACGGACGCCGTGATGATAGTCAGACATAAGTGCTTGTCTCCTGCGCAGGTTCAAGCGGTGGTAGGTGTTTGGCGGTGTTAGTGGTGCCATGGTGGGAGCGTTACGCGCGGGAGGGTAGCGGCGGGCGTTGTGCCGGGGACTCGGAACAGAGGCTGAGTGCATGGTTAGGCAAAAATAGCCGAAGACGGTAGGCTAGGCCTGATAATCGGATAAGGAATTGTTATGCATCAAGTACTGTTCAAGCATTTACCGAGTCACTTTGCCGATCGCCTGGTGGAAGAGGGAGAGGTACGAATTGGCACTCTTTATGAGTATCGTGATTTCGAGAAACACGGCGAAGGTGTTTTAGATACTCAAGAAGGAATGCGAGAAACGTATCTTGATATTGATTCACTTGTACTAAAAGGTGGCGAGAATCACCCTTTTATCGATCGGTTTATAAAAGTCGATAACGGAGGAACAGTAGCCCTTGAAAATGTCAGACTTCAAAGCAAGGAAACCTCGCCTGATTGTTGGATCTACTGCACTTCAACCGTAGGAGATCAACAGGTAGGAGCAAATCTTTCCAGTAATTACGATGCATGTGTACGCATAGATGATCCTCATGCATTCATGGCGGCCATTTGGAGAGCATTCATGCCCTTGGTCTTTTGCATGGGGTGGTGGCAGTGCCAATATGTTGGAAGAGTAATTCACTACAATGACCGGACGCATCCTGTACAGATAAAAGAGGATTTCTTTTCCCATCAGAAAGAAGTACGCGCTGTTTTCTTTAAGCCAAAAGCAAAGCCTAAGCCTTTTGTTATCAAAATTCCTCAGCTAAAAAATTTGGTGACAAGAATTAAATAGTAATGCTATGGCTGTCAGCCGAATAGCACTTGATCAATGTGTTCTTGCATTACTCGTGGCATAAGCCCGGCTATCGCCGGGCCCTTCAGATACTCAGGGTTTCAGATATCAGAGTGCAAAAGCGGGGCGGACCCCGAAGCTCGAGCGCGAGCCCGAGCGCGGGTAGCTCAAGTCCAGCGCGCCCAGGCCAGCATTGCCGGCGAAGCCCCAGCTGCCCCCACGACACGGGACACGCTCGCCTTCCAGGTCGGTGTAGATACGGCCCTGTAGGGTTACGCCTGCCTGGGTAATCAAGAGGCGGTTGGTCAGCTCATTGCCCACCACGGCATTGGTGCTGAAATCACCGCCGGCATCCAGATCAATGCCGATATCCTGCCACTCGGCTTCGGGGCGGGTGTAGTCGTTATCAGGGGACGCAAATACGCGGCCATCGACCATCTTCATCAAATGCTGCCATTCCCAGACGTTGCCGACCAGGTCAGCGATACCGCCTAGCGTGCCATCGTGGCGCCATGATGCCGGGCCGGAACCAGTGAGAGTGCGGGCGGTTCCCTCGTTTACGCCAGGCGTTCCGGCGTCTTGGCGGCGCGCCACTTCGTGGGTGGCGTCGTGAGCGCGGCCGTAATTGGTATTGCCACGCGGCTCGACGCCGTTGGCTTTGCACCAGAGCGCGACTGCTGCCCATTCGTGCATGCTCATGAGGTGCCAGCCAGCGCCTTTTGATTCACATGACGCCTTGGCATCGTCGTAGTTGATTGAGGTGCGCGGGTCACGACCCGGCAAAGCGACGGCGCGGCCATCAAATACGCTGGCCTGATACTGGCCAATAAAAATCTCTGATAGCTCGGTGTTGCCCTTGACGAAGGCCGACGCCACGCCGGTACCCATCTCTGTGTCAAAGCCCAGATCCTCATAGCGGAATTTGGGGATCACGTGCATATAGGACGGGAAGCCTTTGTCGTCATAGAGCACGGTGACTTTCCCGCCAGTGGCGGCTTCGACTTGTGCGCGCAGGCTATCGGGCGATGCGATGATGATTGACATAATTTTCTCCTAGCGACTGTTGGCTTAGCTATGGCCGGGCTTAAACCGCTGGCCAGATCGTGACGGCTACGCGGCGCGTATCCAGCGGCAGCGCGTGGCGCTCTGTGTTTTCGCCTTCTTCGCCTTCGGTCGGCTCGCCTTCTGCCTCGATCAGCTCATAGGCGCGCGGCGGGATGACGATAGTGGCGAGCTGGTAGCCGTTGCCACCCTCATGCGCGGCGCCGCCGCTCTGGCGAATATCGATGACGCTTTGGCCTTCGCCCTGGCGTGCCTCTACGTCGATCTCAATACCTGCAACGGTTACGACGCTGCCGTTAATCGAAAAGTCAGGGTGCGGGCCTTGGCCGATGGTTTTGATTTGCATGGTGCTCTCCTACTGGTGCATTAGATGGGCGACGTAGCGCACGCGGACGTTGTCAGCGCTGCCCGATAAATAAGCGCGGAAGGTGTTGGCCGCGCGGTCGTGGTCATGGGATACCAGCGTTGGCCGCTCGCCTTCCCACTCGGCAATATCAAACGTTAGGTGGTAGTCGGACTTGCCCATGACGCGGGCAAAATCTTCTTGCTGGTATGCGGGGCTTGATTGCACCCAGGGCCAATTAGGCTCTGTACGTGCGGTTGTGGTGATGTTGACGTTGCTTAGGTTTGGATCGCTGGCCCCGGTGCTGCCCGCCGGAATCGTGATGCTTGCCAGCACTAGCGCATCGTCGGGCGCCGGTTCGTTCAAACTGGTGACGCTAAGCGACATGCCGTTGCTGCCTGCATACAGGTAGGCGTAGGCGGTGCCGGTGGTGTCGGTGGTGTTGTTGGGTACGCTGGCAGCGTTATCGCGGGCTGCTACTCCCCATTCGCGACCGTGAGCGAACACGGCACCGGCGGCGATGTTGATGTTTCGCGTTGCCGTGGTGGACGCGCTAAGAGCACAGCCGCGCAGAATGCCGCGATTGGTTAGCACGAACTCACCCTCTTGGTGCCGCACGAACTTTTGTCGCTGCAGCTCCTGTTCGAGCAAGCCCACCATCGAGGCGTTATTTTCTACCGCGATCCATAGGGCGTTTTGTCCTTCGGCACCTACGGCGTCTACTGAGCGCTGCAGGCTGTCTAGCCAATCACGCAGGTAGCGCGTGCGATTGGCCAGCTGCTTATTGGGCAGGTTGTCGATGCCGTCGGGGCCGCCCTGTACGGGATCGGTTTCCTCAAACTGATAGATGCCGCTTTCCCACTGCGACTGCTCTGGGACGTTAGCCATCGCCTTTTCCTCTTAGTAAATGATTGTCCAGGTGCCGCTTAGGCTGATTTCGTCGTACTTCTCAATGACGCCGCGCACTTTGCGCGAAAACAGCGTGCCGTCTGCGGCGATTAACCCGAACTCGCGAATCATCTTGCCGTTGGCCTCACTTCGAGCTAGCTCAAAGTGAAACCGCACTTCGCCGGTGGCCGGGTAGTCGTGGCCCACCAGGTCGCGGGTATAGGCACCCGTTAGCCCGGTGTCGTTGGGGCTTGCTGGGCTTGAGCCTTCGCCAAAGCCAATGCGCGCCACATGGCGGCCCTCGCCTTCGCCCGCCAGGCGCTGGGCCTGAATTTCTCGGGCACCATTGACGATTAGGTTTTTATCGCGCCACTGCTCGATGGGCTGGCCGCCTCGATAGACGGTGATTTCCAGCACGCCGCGCGGCTCGACGGTGTCTTTTAGCTGCATAGCTGCCTCACATGGTTAGTGATTGGTGGTAGTTCGCCACGCGCGGCGCGGCGGCATTGCGTGCCAGTTTGGCGTTTCGCCGCTGGCGGCGGCTTATGATGAGCGTTGCCGCCTCTAGCGCTGACGGATTCGGCGCGCCGCGCTTGGGCTGGCCATCGCGGCGATAGCGGGTATCGCGAGGTAGCGACGGTGCCGCGAGGACTTCGCTGATGTGTTGCGTTACCGCGATTTGGGCGGCTTCCCAGCGGTTTTCGCGGGTTTCGCCGGTGATTTCCCAGCCAAAATAGGGGCTAACACCGGTGCGGTTGATCAGGTTGTTACGCATCCAGGCGCCGTCTCGCCGAGTAGGCGCGGGCGGCAGCTTGGTGGCGTTGTTGCGGTCCAGGCTGCCGTTGCGGCGGCGGCCTGCTGGGCGAACTTCGCTGATTTGGTGATCAGCATTGGCGGCGCTTTGCTCGCTTGGCGCGGCTTCGTCTGATAGCGCGGGACTAGCGGCGACGGCAATGCGGTCATACGCCCACGGCAGCGACGCGCCATGCACAAAGGCACCATCGCGCTGGGCTTTGCCGGTTCGGCGCGGATCTTCTACCGCCGGGCGATCATGGAACACGTGAGCCGCCGCGACTGCCGTGGATTCCCAGCGGTTTTCGCGGGTTTCGCCGGTTACTTCCCACTGGTAGTACGGACTAACGCCGGTGCGGTTAATTTCGCTATCGCGCGCCCACACTGCGTTGCGATAAGTGCCTTCAGGTGGCGACTTAACGGCATTGCTTCTCAGCAGGCTGGCATCGCGGCGGCGGCCTGCTGGTCGAACGTCGCTGAGTTCGGGCCTTGCTGTTACGTGACTTGTCTCGGCGGGCGTGGCCACATCGGTCACGCTTGCGCGGTACTCGATTTCAGTTAGCTGTGAGCGTGCGGGTTTTGCGTTGTTGACTAACTCAGTGAGCTGGGTCAGTTCTTTTCCCGAGACACCTTTATCTTCGCCCAGATCCGCGATCAGGCGGAACATGGCCCAGCGGTTGCCGCCGCCGTAGGTTTCCAAGCCGTCGCGCAGCTGCGCGCCGTTGTGCCTGAGCGGTGGTAGGCCTTCCTCAATTTCTGCCCCGGCGTAACCGGCGGCGATTAGCGCTTCCTTGACTGCCCAGACGCTTCCCCGGTGGCGAGCGATCTTCATTGCAGCGGCGATGGTTGAGCGCTTGACCGATACTGGCCATGTGTCGTCCCACACCTCGACGCCCATCGCCCACGCCAGCCATGGCAGTAGACGCTCTTCACAGTCGTAAGCGTTCCACAGCGTATGCACGTCGGGTGCGCGCAGCTTGTCTGTAGCACCTTCGAAGGCGCGCTCTAGCCGGGTGGCATTGGGCGGCAGCATGCTGCGCTTAGTCGCCATTCGTCACCTCGACCAGCGTGCAGTGCGCCGCCTGTATATCGGTGCGGGCGATATCGTTCAGTGGCGACAGCAACTCGACGTGTTCGACGCTCTCTACCCACAGCGCGGCGAGCACCGCGTCGCGAATGATGGGCAGCCCCAGGCGTTGGCGATCTTGTGCGTACTGAGCCGCTGCTGCTTGAGCAGCGTTGAGCACCACGCTGGATGCAGGGCCTTGCTTAACGCGGATTGACGCGCGGATCTCATACTCGATGACGTCGGCGGGCAGCACGTCGACCTGGTCATTGAGCGGGCGGACGGTTTCGGCGCTAAGTGCCGCTTCAACCTGGGCGAGGAGCGATGCAGCAGGTACGCCGTTGCCCGATCGAGACAGGACTGCTATACGCACAATGCCCGCCGTATTGCCCACCACCTTGGCATCTAGCACATCGGCATCGGCGGACAGTGCGTGATAGATATATGCCTGACGAGCTCCGGCGGTGCTGTAGCCATCGAATGCGAGCAGCAAGCGACGCTTGTAGCTGTCGTCGTCTTCCGGGGTCGCTGTCTCCAGCCCTAGCCGCTGAGTCTGATAGTAGGTGACGCCAATATGGTCCAGCTCTTCGCCCTCTGCGTAGGCGAGCATTAGGCGGGCGCTGCGATGATTAAACCGCTGGCGTTCGACCATGACGCGATAGGCGGCATATTCCAGCGACTTGGTGAGCGGCTCGCTTTCTAGCTGCAGGGTTTCCGCGACCTCTTCGCGCTGGCTTTCGGGCATGGCCGCGACCAGCTCTTCGCGCATATCACTGAGCAGCTCTTCATAGCTCTGCGTCTGAGTGAACTCAGGCTGAGGCAATCTCGACAGGTCTATCAGCTCGGCGCGACTCATTGAATGGGCACTCCTATGCTCAGCGGCTCGCCTGCGGCGGTTTTTCCGGTCAGCTCAATAATGGCGGCACCGTGGTTTTCTGTGCTGACCTCGCGGCGCGTGCCGGTGATCTGAATGCGCGGCTCCCAGCGGGTCACGGCAATGACGGTCGCTGCATAAACCTGCATCATCAGCGCGTCACTCATCGGCATATCGAGCAGCTCGGGCACCAGGCTGCCGTAGTCCCGGCGCATAACGCGGGAGCCGATGGGCGTGGTGATAATGTCGGCCACGCTTTGGCGGATATGGTCGAGGCCTTCTAGCTTGCGGCCGGTGACTGCGTTCATGCCCATGCTCATTTCACCTTGTAATTTCCAGCTGATGACCCGCCGGTTACCGGCACTTCGGCATTACTTTGCACTTCATCCACTACCGCGTTGGCGATAGCTTCGGCCAGGCGATTCACCCAGCTAAATTCACCCGTCTCGGTTGCGCCCTGCGCTTTCATTTCACTGACGATTCGACTTTTGAGTGCGCTTTTGCTGAGTGCCATGGCTATTTGCCTGCCGTTACTGTTGAGCTGCCATCGCCGTGAGGGTTGCCGGTGAAGTGGCAAATGTGGGCAGTGGTCACCACCGAGCTACCACCGTTGTGGTGAATGCTTTTGGCGTCGACGGTGGCTACCCCTTTAACGGTCGCTTTCATATCCCCACCGACATTTGCCGTTAAGCTGCCTTTCACTTCGAGATGGATGTCGCCCACGCAGTGAATTAGCAGCCGATGGTTTTCGTGATCGTATTCAACGCGCGTGCCGTCTGGGTACCAGCGGCCAATCAGGGCCGGATTATTCGAGGGCGCTGGATGCGCCTGCTGGAATAGCCCCGGCGTTGCAAATGCATTGGCGGTATCGCCACCGGGCGAGAACAGTACGCACTGCTCGCCAACGGTGGGCGGATTCCAATCGCGCGTGGTACCGGCGCGCCCGTTTAGCCACGGCACCCAGGCGCTTAGCAGCTCACCGGATTTGACGCGCACGCGGGCGGCTTCGTGATCGACGTCGGCAATGGTGCCGAGGCGGATCAAGTTCTCGATGAGGCGGAGTAGTTCGGCGGCGTTGTTCATGCTGGCAATGGTGGGAGCCTTGCGCGCGTATGGGTAGCGGCGGGCGTTGTGCCAGCCATGCAGTACAAGCGGCGGGCGCTAGCCGGGCGGCGATAAGTGGTTCAGCACGCTTTCAGCAATTCGGTCGGCATCCTTTGCGGTGATGCCGATCAGTTCGCGGCGGGCGTACTGATGTTGCGGCCCGCCGGGTTCGACGCGGTCACGCAGTCCGTAGTGGTGCACCCGAGCGATACGGGCGACGCGGCCAAAAAAGCCCAGCGCAGCTTCATCGGCGGTGGTTTTGATCTTGAGGTATTTGGCGGTACCCAGCTTTTTGAACATGGCTTTTCGGCGGATAGCACCGCTTCGCCCGCGCAACTCTTTGCGTGGCTCGTAGGGCGTGCCATCCGGGCTGGTTTGCGCCTTGATACGCTCGCGGTTGGCGAGCCGTAGATCCCGCGCGACCTCTCTGGCCAGCACGCGGCGCTCTTTGGCGCTGAGGTTTTTGATTAGAGGCGTTAGCCAGTTGTCTAGCTGCTGAAATTCGTCGCTCATGCCGGGCTATCCCATGCCGCTTCCTGCGTGTAGCTGTCGTCGCCCGGGTGCTTGACGTTGAGCTGCCAGCGTTTGGCCGGGCAGGCATCGGCGGGGTATTCCGGCATTCGGTGCTCGGCATTGATGTGGCCGGTGTCGCAATCGACCTTGGCGACGACGCGCTCAGTGAGGCGAACAGTCAGCGCGAGATCCCAGTGGATGTTGCTGAGAATTTCGGCTTCGATCTGCACCGCCTCATCTTCGATGAGATCCGGCTGATAGGTATTGAGCCACTGCAGCAGCGGAACCATGACCGTATCGAGACTGCCGCTGTAGTCGGTGATGATGATTTGAGCGTCGACCGTGTACTGGTGGCTCAGGTTGGTGCCGCGCGAAAACTTCACTTTGCCATCGTTCACGAAGGTGTGGAGCTGCTCAGGGTTGCGCTTTAGCTCGGGCACTGCGGCAAGCAGGTGCTGACGTAGGGATTGGAGCTTGATCATTGCAGGGCTTCCACTAATCCATTATGACGGGTTGCGCAGTCGTGGTACTCGCTGGCCCAGCTTTCCATTGTGAGCGTGACATCGCCGCCGGTGCCGTCGGTGAGGTAGGGCAGCGTTTCAGGGCAACGCTTCATTAGGTTCTGTTGTTTCGGGCTGGGTTCCGGCGGCGGCGTGGTTGAGCAGGCGGATAGCATCAGAGCCAAGACACACGCGCTGGTAAATCGGCTTTTGAATTTCACGGATGATTCCCCTATCGATTACCCGTTCATTGGCCTGCAGCTCTGCTAGGCGCGCCTCGACGTTGGCGGCGATCTCTGATTCGCGCGCCATTGCCGCATCTATGGCTTGTTGGGCGGCGCGCTCAGCGGTGAGTTGTTGGCTTTCGTTTTGCCACTGGGCGACTTGCCAGCCAGCGGCGAAGGTGGCTGCCAGCGCGGCGGCGCTGGCCAGGAGGGTGAGTTTGTTCATTTATCACCCCGATGCCGCGCCCACTCTTCAAATGCCTGGTACTCGCCAACTAGTCGCCCCCTTAAAGCCACCCCCATTATCTGAAATGACTTCACTCGACCTATGTAGTCGATAAAAACATGGTCGCTTTCATGAGCTTGATCAGCCTTAAACATTGGAACCATGTTTCCAGCCTCATCGATAAAGAATGCGACATCCTCTTCGATAAAACGCGGGATCGTAAAATCTAGCAAGAACAACAGGAATGCCTTAATCATGCGGCTTGCTCCATGCAGACGGCTTCGATTAGCACATTGCCGACGGCTTCGACGCAGGCGTCGATATTGGCGATGTATCTGTCGAGGTCGTTTTTATTGGTGAGGAAAAACAGCTCGACGATGATGCCTTTGCCGCGCCGTATGAAGGCTAGGCGGCTGTGCTGGCCTGATCCTTCGCCTTTGGCCTTGCGGTTGGCGATGCCGAGGGCGCTTGATACTGCGAGACAAAGCGCGTTGCCCAGCGGGTAGCGATCTTGGGCGCTTAGGGTTTCTACGCCGGTCGCGGATGGCTTGGAATATGCGTTGCAGTGGAACTCGACGGCCAGGTCATGCACGACAGCTTCATTAGCCGCGACGGTTAGCGATAAGTTTTGGCCGCGCTCGCCGTCTTTGGTGAAGTAGATCTTGTCGCGTAGGTACTCCGCGAGCCGGTCGCGGAAATCCAGCACCACCTGGGCTTCGGTGAAGCCGTTAGCGGCGGCGCCTGGATCTTTGTCACTGTGGCCAGCGGATATAAAAAGCGACCGTTGCTGTAAGGCTGCGTATTTCACCAAGGCTTGCACGTTATTGCCTCCGTAGTGGGCGGATAAGGTGAGCGACATTGCCACCAGTGCGGATTAGCCCGATGGCCAGCGCGACCAGCGCGGCGGCGATTAACCAGCGGACGACATCGTTAGTAGGTGCCCCAAATACCGCGAGGCAGGTAGTAAGCACCACCAGCAGCCATGACAGCAGGGCGACGCCCGGGCGATAACGTGCGGCGCGGCGGCGGAATGTGAGCAGCCTTGCCAGCACCACCAGCGCAGCAGCTAGCGTAATAGCGTCGACGATGTTCACTTGCGCCCTCCCAGCCAGGCCTTCAGGTCGAGCGTCTTTACTCCCTCAATCGCTCTTAGCCCGGCGGTTACTGAAACGGCGGATGCGATAAACGCAGCGACGGCGGAGTGCTCTAGCATGTTGCCCAGCGTGGCAGGGCCGCCGAGGTACCCGACCCAAAAACTGATGAGCAGGTACGCTAGTCGCTCCAAAATTCCTAAATCCTTTGCGCTAATGACAAATAGCGTGGCGCCGCAAAATGCGCCCACTACTGCATTGGCGTCGATGCCGGGCAGCATGCCTATCACCAGCGCGGCGAGCGATGCGGTACCGGCGGCGGCGGCGGTTGATGGTTCGGCCATGGGTTCCCCTTATCGTTTGCTCAGCTCCATAGCTGAATTTTTGGCTTTTTGGTTTCGCGGGTTTCCGGTGGCGGCGGTAGCGTGACCGGGGTTCCCTCTTTGAGCACCGGCCCTTGGTCAGCTAGGTGCGGGTTTAACTGCAGCGTTTGCTCTGTGATGGCTGCCGTTCTGCCGTACACGCGGTAGAGCAGGGCGTCTAGCGTTTCGCCCTGATGGGCGCGTACCACTCGGTTCATATCAGCTCGACCGTGGTGTGATTGATGCCGGTCAGCTCTGCGATGGCCCATCGGGCATCGGCGCGGTAGTCGTCTGCCGCGAGGTCTTTAGCTTCGCCGCGTTCGTCGCCTTCGCCGGTGGCCGATGCGTCGCGGTAGCGTTCCAAGAGATCCGCCTGGGCTTGGGCGTAGACGGCGCGGAGGTAAAGCAGCTGCAGATCCCCCGGCGTTTGCCAAGGCTCGATAGGCACTTCATTGATATTGGCGCGACCGCTGGCCTGTTGCTCCATTTGGTAGCTTGCTAGCTGCCTATTGATATCCGCTATAGCGGCTCGGAGTGATTGACGGATTCGCGGCGGCGTGACGTTGTGCACACGCTCTTCTTCGCGAAATCCTGCGGGATCAATGTCTGGCCAGAATCCGTTATTGGTGATGGGTTCTAGCGATGGGCTGGGCGGGTTGGTGCCGTGGGCGATCATGCTGGCCACCTGTTAAGAAAGAAGGGGGTGGACCGCTTTGCGCGAGGCTGAAAGCCCTTGCTTTGCGGTGCCCCCTTGCCGTCGGGGTGCGACTCGGTTGGGCGCTAGGCGTTAGCCTTTTCGCCTGCGTTCTTTAGCTTCCGCTCTAGCTGCTGGATATCTTGCTTGACGCCAATTCGCTCATTAAGCGTGAGCGCCTGCTTGAGCTGTTCCAGTGCGCCTTCAGGATCTTCGGCGGCGCGTAGGGCGTAGCCGTAGTACTTATGCACCTTGGCTTTGATCTCATCGTGCATATCTGCATCACCGACGATGGCCACGGCCCGTGCCATAACATTGGCCAGCGCGTCGGCGTCGGCATCTTCTTTTGCCAGTTGCAGCTTGACGCCTTCTGCGATCTCTTCGGCCAGGATGCTGACGGTGTCGCGCTCGTACTGGTCAGGCGTGTCGATATTATGCTTCACGGCGTAGGCTCCAATTTCCATGGCTTTTTCGTAATCGCCCACGTCGATGCACCAGACCATCATGGTCATGAGCACGTCGTCTTTTGCGCCCTTGCCTTCGCTCAGCACGCCATTGACATAGGGCATGAAGTCAGGCAGTAGCTCGCGTTTTTTCTCGATCTTCGCCTGAATCGACTTGATGGTTTTTAGCGTGCGGCGGGCTTCATACAGGGCGTGCGCGTGTAGTTCGTACTGCTCGCCTTGCTGCTGCTCGCCTGGGGTGGCGGTGCCCGCCGCTTTCGCGGCGGACACTTGCTCAAAGTGCTTGCGTGCCGGGCTCTTCATCAAGCACCCCCAGCGACTACTTCAGTGATGTTCTCCACCAGGCAGCCGAAGCCGTAATCTTCAATCACGTAGGCGTCATTGGAGCTTTCGTAGTTCTCAATCCGGTTGCGCTTCGGGTTATCCATGACATAACGGCGGCGGCTGCCTAACTGCCAATAGAGCGACAGATTGGCGAGCGATGTGATCATGATCGTGCCATCGGGAACGAACGGCGCGCGCACCGCTTGCAGCCCACCGACGCGCTTTTGGCTAATCATGAGATCTAACGCGCGGTTTTCGGTTGGTGTTTCAGCTTGCTGCTGAATCAGCGGGAAATACTTATCCGCTAGCATCTTGCGGCCCATGATGGCTACCAGCGCAGTGTCCTCGCGGTACCATGGGTCGATCATTTCGTTAACGGCATCGAACACCAGGGCGTCGAGGTTTTCATAATCACCGCCAGCGCCTACGGTAACGCTTCCCGCCGTTGCCCCGCCGGTTAGCACGCGGGCGGGCGCGTGAGCACGATATTTCTGCAGCCAGCCAACGTTGACATCCTGCAGCATTGGGTTAGTGGTTCGGTCGGTTTCCGCTGCCGCCGTGGTGCCGTTGAAACCGATCATGATGCGGTCGAGCGCCTGACGCTGCAGGATGGCGTTACGGATACGCGCTTGGAAATCTGGGAAGCGGGACCAGGCATCCAGCTGCGCCCAGCGAATGTGAGTATCAAATTCGGTGCTAACCGCTTCGTAACTGTTATCGGTCAGCTCGCTGACGTCGCGCGTGGCGCGATCTTTTTCCTCTGTGTTCGTGCGACCGGCGATAGGGCCGGTTACCCCCAGGCCCACCTTCTGCCCTTTGATCTCATCGACGCCGACCATGTTGATGCTAGACAGGAACTCGCTTGACTCCTGCATGCGGGTTTCGAGCGTTTGCTGAACGCTGGGTGTGACATTGAACTGTTCGCCCGCGCTCTCTACACCATTCAGCTTTGCGAGCTGACTCTTGAAGGCGTTAAAGGCTTTACGTGTATCTGTACGCATGTTTTTTCCCTTGAATAAGTGTGATGGCAATGGCTAGGCGGTGCCTAGCAGTCGGTTAGCTCTTGACCACCGCCAGCTGCCGGTTTGCGCGGCGGCGTATCAGGTGTGCTGTCGAGCTTGGCGTACAGCTCATCAAAGCGCTTTTTCAGGTCGTCGTGAGCGGTTTGCAACTCGCTGAACTGGTCGGCAGTGGGGCGCTTTTCTAGCTCGGCATTCATGGCGTCGTGACGCTGGGCGAACTCCTCGAATGCCACCTTGATGTCGGCACCGAAGGCCTCAAAGCCTTTGTTGGTTTTTGCTTCTTGGCGACTGAACAGCTTTTTCACGAACTCGCCGATGCCGGGCTTCGGCGTTTCCTCTTCGTCGAAATCGAAGTTGACTTCTTCAGAGGCCGTGAAGAGGTTATCAGCGTGCTGCTTGCGTCCAGCTAGCGGTGATTTGTCGCCAGCCTCACGGCTGAACTTGAGAAACTCAGTGCCTAGCGATGCGGGGGAGTCAGTGACCGCCAGGCCTTCCAGATAGGCTTCACCGGTGTCTGCAAACTTCGGATTTACTTCGATGCTGGTGTACACCTTTTGACGGCGCTTGTTGATTTCCTTTAGCTGCTCGGTGGGCTCGATTTCAGCGAATAGCGCTAGCTTTCCGTCTTCCACTTCCCGCGCCTCGACTGAAAGCACATCGCCTAGCGCGCCAAAGGCACTATCCGCGCTGATACCGCGAATATGCTCCATCCAAATGCGCGCGCCGTACTTGTTCTGGTCGTAATTGGCGGCCATTTGCTCGATCCATTCACGCTGGATCTCGCGACCGTCGGTAGTTGCGCCTTCAGTAGCGACGCGGAAAAACTTTGCCATGGTGTGCATCCTGAACGGTTTGCGGTTGATAGCGCTCAGGTTCCGCGTGTAGCGCGATAGTCTCAACGGCTTGGCGTTGTGCGACGAAGGTAAGACAAGTCGAGGCAGGCGTGAGCATCGCGCGCGGCGGGTACGCTGGCGGCATGACGACGACAGCCCCTAATCTCATCCCTAGCGCGGAAGAATCGCCGCGCATGACCGCTCGGCACCTCTACTGGCAGGGGTGGAGAGTGGCACGTATCGCTGAGCATATTGGCGAAAAGCCCGCGACGGTGCATAGCTGGAAGGCGCGCGACCGCTGGGAGGATGCCACGCCCACCGAGCGGGTAGAGCACACGCTGGAAGCGCGAATAGTTCAGCTCACAGCATTACCGAAAAAAGAGGGCCATCATTTAAAAGAGATTGACCTTCTTGTTCGGCAAATGGAGCGCTTGGCCAGGATTCGCAAATATGACGAAACCGGGCGCGAGGGAGACTTAAACCCGAACATTGAGGCACGCAACGCTGGGCCGAAGAAAAAGCCGCGACGCAACGCGCTGGATGATGAGCAGGCGGAAGCGCTGGAAGCGGCGTTTCTGGATTCGCTTTTCGAATATCAGGCGGTGTGGCATGAGGCAGGGCAGAAGCACCGCATTCGTAACATCCTCAAAAGCCGTCAGATTGGCGCCACTTGGTACTTCGCCCGCGAGGCTATCGTCGATGCGTTCAAGCATGGGCGGAACAAGATTTTCCTCTCTGCCAGCCGCGCCCAGGCCCACATCTTCCGTAACTACATCGTCCAGTTCGTTAAAGAGGTGTGCGATGTCGAGCTGAAGGGTGATCCGATTGTTCTGGATAACGGTGCCGAGCTGCATTTTTTGGGCACCAACAGCAAGACCGCCCAGGGTTATCACGGTGACGTTTATCTTGATGAGTATTTCTGGATTCATCGCTTTGCCGAGTTCCGCAAAGTTACTTCTGGCATGGCCATGCACAAGAAGTGGCGGCAGACATATTTCTCGACGCCCAGCAGCGTAGGCCATGAAGGGTATCCGTTCTGGAATGGTGATCTGTTCAATAAGCGGCGCAAAAAATCTGAGCGTGAGGAGTTTGATGTTTCTCACGATGCGCTGAAAAACGGCAAGCTATGCCCTGATGGCCACTGGCGGCAGATCGTTACCGTGCTGGATGCGATGGAAGGCGGCTGCGACCTTTTCGACCTTGATCAGCTTCGCCTCGAATACTCGCCAGAAGAGTTCGATAACCTGCTGATGTGCGGGTTTGTCGATGATTCGCAAAGCGCGTTCCCGCTGGCCACGATGAAGGCCTGCATGGTCGACAGCTGGGAAGTGTGGGATGACTACCGACCATTTGCGCCGCGCCCAGTGGGTGATCGGGAAGTGTGGATCGGCTACGACCCGACCGGCCAAGGCGAGGATGGCGACGGCGCGGGCCTGGTGGTGGTGCTGCCTGCTCGATCAAGCGATGAGAAACACCGCATTTTGGAGCGACACCGGCTAAAAGGCCAAGACTACGAAAAGCAGGCCACGTTCATCGAATCCTTCCGCGCCAAATACAACATTGGCCATATCGGCATTGATACTACCGGCATCGGCGGCGCGGTCGCTGAGTACGTCGAGAAATGGTTCCCCACGGTGGTGCGCTACCGCTATGACGTTGCCCTGAAAACCCAGATGGTTCTGCAGGCTCAGCAGATCATGCGTAAAGACCGGCTTGAGTTCGATGCCGGCTGGTCGGATCTTGCCGCGTCGTTCATGTGTATTAAAAAGGAACTGACCGGCTCAGGCCGCCAATTCACTTATGTATCGGGTCGCAACAAGGCGACCGGCCACGCGGATCTCGCGTGGGCAACGATGCACGCCCTGCATTTCGAACCCATCGACGGCCCAGCCAGCGAAGGCGCTGGGCAATCCCTAATGGAGATGTACGAATGACGACGACCGCTGCGGCTAAGCCGCGCATTCGCGTGCCCGCCTATCAGACTGAAACGGCCGCCCCAGCGGTGGCCACTGATAATGGACGGATGGAGGCATTCACCTTTGGCGACCCCGAGCCAGTCACTAGCATGCGTGACGTTTGGTATGAGGGTGTCTGGCTAACGCCTGATGAGTGGTACGAACCACCGATCCCGCTGAGCATTCTTGCCAAGAGCTATCGCGCGACCCCGCACCACGGCAGCGCCTTGCAAGTGAAGCGGAATATTTTGCTCAAAACGTTTGTACCCCACCCGCTGTTAAGCCGCCGCAACTTCAGCGCGCTAGCCCTCGACTACCTAGTGTTTGGCAATGGCTACCTGGAAGAGATGAGAGGGCGGCTAGGCCGCTTGCTAGGCTTGCAGCATCGCTCGGCAAAGTATATGCGGCGCGGTGATGATGACCGCTACTGGTGGAACCCCAACTACATGGAGCGCGTAGAACTCCCCGAAGGGCGAACCATTCACCTACTTGAGCCCGACATAGACCAGACCATCTATGGGGTTCCGGACTATATCGGTAGCCTTCAAAGCGCCTGGTTGAATGAGTCGGCCACCTTGTTTCGCCGCCGGTACTACCTGAACGGCTCCCACGCGGGATTCATCATGTATGTAAACGACCCCGCCCATGATCAGAAAGACATCGACGCTATGCGTAAAGCGCTGAAAGAGAGCAAGGGGCCGGGCAACTTCCGGAACCTGTTTCTCTACTCCCCCAGGGGTAAGAAAGACGGCGTTCAGATCATCCCGGTTTCCGAAGTGGCCGCCAAAGATGAGTTCTACAACATCAAGAATATCACTCGCGACGACCAGCTGGCCGGTCATCGCATACCGCCCCAGTTGATGGGTATCATCCCGCAAAACACCGGAGGCTTCGGTGATATCGAGAAGGCGGCTCGGGTTTTCGTAGCCAACGAGCTGGAACCGCTGCAGGCGACAATGAGAGAGATCAACGAGCACGTCGGTGAAGAGGTGGTGAAGTTCGACCCGTACCGGCTTGACGATCCTAATGCAGAGTGA